GGGCAGTCACGCCCGATAGTAGGACCTGGCGGGCCGTGCGACGTGCACGGCTTGCGCCCGATCGTGGGCCAGCACAATGGCGGGCCCACGATCGGGCGCCCCCTGGCGACGTCGCCAGGGGACCCCGCGGCCATGTTAGGCCGACATCGTGAGCGCCAGGTCGAACGCCCGCGCCTTGAGGGTCGCGCCGTCGCCATGGGTCACGCTCAAGAATCGGTTTTCCGCCCGGGCCCGTTCGTCGCGCGATTGGCGGGCCGCTTTCCCGTGGTCGACATACTCCGTCACCGAATTGACGAGCGCCCACCACGTGCCGCGAATCGTCGCCAGGTTATTGGCTTCCGAAGCACGGGCCCGCGAGACTTCGGCCATCTTGCGCTCGAAGTTATTGCGGGTCTTAATCGGGGCATCGTCGGCGGGCGCCGCGAACAGCTCCGCCAGGTATTCCCGCGCTTGCTGCGGGGTGCATCCAACCAGCAGCCGGCGGGCGCCATCGATATATCCGGAAAATTGCTTGTCGAATTGGGCCAGACCCTGGCGGGCGGTCGCCATTTTGCTGGCGACGTCGCCAGAATGCGGGATCCGGAATTCGCAAGTATGCTCCCCGAACGCCGCTTGCAAGGTATTCCAGCAGACCACGCGCGTATTGCACGGCTTGGCCCGGATAGCACCGCCACCAAACCACGTCGACAGCAGCACGTGCCGCAATTGGGGATCCTCGGGCGTGACATAGTCAACGGTCGGCATGCGGGCCAGCAGCACCACGCCGCGGCCGCCCTTAAGCGCGAACGCGCTTTCGTAGGTCAAGATCCCATCGGGCAGCAGACCGTCAAGAAACGCGAACGCGTCGCGGTTCTGTAGGACCTGATATTCTGGCCCGACAACGGACAACGGGTCGCGGGTATCCTGGCGCACGAGGGAATAAAACCCCGGCACGTCGCGCCCGTCGCGCTTCAATTGGATCTCTTCCTTCTCCACGCTCCAATCCAGGTGAGCCAGCGCCATGGCGGTTGCCGAGTCTGGCGCCCGATTGCCACCTTGGTCGAACGTCGCGCCCAATTTGTGCCACGCCGGCTTATTGGCGAACATGGCTTCGGACACCTGGCGGCCATCGATCATCACCTGCGAAATTTCATGGGCCATCGTAATTAGCTCCCCGGGCAGTCACGCCCGATAGTCAACCTGGCGGGCCGTGCGACGTGCACGGCTTGCGCCCGATCGTGGGCCAGCACCTGGCGGGCCCACGATCGGGCGCCCCTGGCGACGTCGCCAGGGGGCGCCGCGGCGGTCACGATTGCAGGCGGGCGGACATACGGGCCAGCAGCACGCTAGCCCGCGACAATCCGGCGGCCATCACCTGGCGGCCGATCTTGCCAGTTTGGGCCGCGGCGCGGCCGATCAACTCCCGGGCATCGGCGGGCGCCGGCGCGGTCGCACCATAGGCCGATCCGATAAACGCGAACGGGCAGGCGGCCGCGGCGGGTTCGTTTGTTTTGGGTTCGCTGGTCATGGTCAGGATCTCCGTTTGGGGTTTGTGGGAATGGGCGGGGGACGTTTAGCGCACGGCGTTTGCTTTGGCGACCGCGGCGGACAGCGCGGCCACTAGCTGGGCGGCCATCGGTGTTCCGTGGTCAGCCTTAAGCGCCGCATATTTCAGGGCAAATTCACAGGCGGCGAGCAGCTCAGCCGCGGCCGCAATCAATGCGGCATTGGCGCGGGACTCTTCGGCGATAGCGGCCCGCGGATTGTCGACACCGTAGACGTATGCGATATAGCCTTTGCCGTCGTTCGCTTCGATCTTGTCTTGGTCAACAATCTTCCAGGGCGCGGGGGCATGCTTGGCGGCCATGGTCAGGATCTCCGTTGTGGGTTTGTGGGTTGAATCGTGAGCAACTAGGCCGATCGCGTGACGTCGCCAGCGGCGGAAACATGGATCCACCAGCGGGCGCCCGCCTTGGACACCTCGGGGCAATCGTCCGAATCTACGCGCACCTTGCCACCAGCACCGGGCAGGATGAACACGCCATAACTTCCGGGAATCTTGCGGGCGGCCACGCATGCGGCCAGCACGCGGCGGACTCGCGGGCAGTCAATCCCTAGTTTGTTGCGATTGTGGCGGGCCGTGGTTTGCATGGTGTTTGCCGTGGTTTGTGGGGTGTTTGTTGTCAATCCGTCTCACCAGCACACAATCCTAAGCATGAGGTCTCATGTTGTCAATCGTATTGGACAAAGAATCTTGAATACCATGGCATAGCGTGCAAACCATGGCCATCTAGTGGCATGCGTCCGGGCGCCATCGCATGGACTCAAGACCATTGGACAATCGCCCGCCATTGTGGCAGGTTATGTCGTCGGTCTGATAACACCGAACAGCGCAAGCCATTGCGGGCCATCATGATAGGACAGAGCACCGAACAGCCAGCGGGCGGCCAGCGGCACGCAATGGTCAGTGCGCCGGTAAGCATTCGCAAATCGTTGTGCCGCAATGACTTGCGGCGGGTCCTTCCCCGGGGGGGACACCCCGCGCGGGCGGCGGACCCCGCGTTGTACTTGTCGCCAAAATTGAAAAAATCGAGGGGCCACCACCACCCCATAGTGTTATCGAATGGACCGCGGTGAGCTTCGCGCCGAATCGGTTTGACGCTACACTGCCCGCGTCGTCGATCGGACTGACGACTGTCAGCGCTGGCGGGATTCTGGATAGTTGGCACGCAAGAAACGCGCGACCAAACGCGCGGCTAAGGCTAAACGCAAGCCTCGGGCCGCCGCGCCCCCACCACCACCGCCGCCCCTTCTCAGCGTGAGCGCCGTCGCGAAAGCGGTCGGCGTCAATCGTCGCACTGTGGCCGAGTGGCGCGACAAAGGTTGCCCGCTCACCACGCTCAACGCCGTCATTCAATGGCGGAACGAGAATCTGCGGTCCGATCGCCAGCCCATCGAACAGCGTGATGGCGGCGCCAGCTCGATGACTCGGCTGCACGAGGCCCAGGTCCAAGCCAATATCCGGAAGATCAAAGGCGACACCAGGCTCCGGCACCAGCGTCTGTTGAAGGAAACCAACAAGCTGGTGGAACGCGTGTCGGTGGTGCGCGAGGTCGCCGAGCTCGTGGTCCGAGTGAAGGAGCGCATTCTGGCGCTGCCCGAGGAGCTCGAGAACCGCTTCGCGCCAGAGGTCCGCCTGCAGCTCAAGGAAGACGTCGACGAATTTGCCCGGCAGTTGCTGTTCGAAATGGCAACCTACGAGATTCTGGGCGATCCCACCGATGACTTGATTCTCGCCTCGGCCGATCTGATCCGCGCGAAGCGCGAACGGGCCGCGGCCAAGTCGACCCAGCCCCCGCCGGCAGAAGCCGGCTCCGAGACCGCGTCCAATTCATGACCGCGTTCATCGTCGTTGCAGCCATGTTGCTGTCCGAGTCGTTTCGCCAATTCGCGCCCGATCCGCCGGTTCGCACGCTGGATTGGTGCTTGCGCGAGATCAAGAACGACCAAAGGCGCCCCTACAGCCATAGCGAATACCCGCACCTCGGCGCCCCTGGCGGGCCGATGGACGCCAACGACGATCCGACCATCCGCCGGATCGTTGAAATGTTCGCCAGCCGCCTGGGGAAAACCTTCTTTGGCCAATGCGTCCAGTTGAAGGCGGCTGACACGGCGCCGTGCCCGATGATGCTGGCCGCGTCGGTTGAGAAGCTGGCGCTAGACATCACGGCCCGCACCTATCGCATGGCCGAGCAATCGCGCAATCTGCGGCGCCAGCTTATGCCGGAGCGATTGCGACGCAAGGACCAACTCGAGTTTGAGAGTTGCCGGTTGCACCTGGCGTGGTCGCGGTCAGTCAACACTTTGGCTGACAAGAACATCAAAATCGGTCACGCTGCTGAACTCGACAAATGGACTCGGGCACAGACCAGCACCGAAGCCGAGCCGCTGTTTCTCTCCTGGAGCGGTTCAAAGACTTCGTGAATTACAAGGTCGTGCTAGAGAGTACGCCTACGGTCGCCGAAGTCTCTCGCATCGAGGCGTTGCTCAAGACGTCCAGCAATTGCCGGTTTAACGTGCCATGCCCGAATTGCCAACGGTATCAGGTATTGCACTTTGCCCGGCTTAAATGGGACCGCCTGCCCAACGGTGAGCACGATGTCGACGTCGCCGGTCGGACAGCCCGTTATCATTGCGACCACTGCAATGAGCCCTGCCACGATCACCATCGGGCCTGGATGATGCGCCGCGGCGTCTGGCTCCCGCATAACTGTCAGATCGATCATGAGAAGGCGCTCGAGGTGGCGGAACGCCGCAATCAGCAGTTAAAAGAGGGCACCTTCTCGGACGAGCCGGCCGGCCGCTATTGGAAGCACGGCTACGCGATCGGCGAGCCGACGCGCGATGGCAGCGTCGCCGGGTATCAACTCTCCAGCCTTTACGCGCTGTCGCTCACCTGGGGCCGGATTGCCGAGGAGTGGATCAGCGTCTACCAGGTCCCGGTCAACCGTCGCAACTTCATCAACTCCTGGCTCGGGGAAACCTTTCGGGAGAAGAAACGCAGCGAGAAGTGGGAAAGCCTGGCCCGCCGGCTGATCGTGCAGATCCCCCGCGGAATGGCGCCACTCTGGGCGTCGCTTCTGACCATGGGCATCGATCGCCAGAAGGACCATTACAAGTGGGTCGTCGACGCGTGGGGCCCGGGCGGCATGTCCCACACGATGGACTATGGTCGCGCGGACGACCTGCGATCGATCCTCAAAGAACAGATTCTGAGGAAATGGCAGCACGCCGACGGCGGCACGATTGAAGTCGCGCGGGCGATGGTCGACGCCGGCTTCGACCCCGAGGAACCTTACACGGTTTCCAAGGAGTGCCTCGATGCCTCGCCGCGGATTGTCTTACTCTGCTGCCACGGCTCGAGCCGGCCGCTGCAGGCGCCTTTCAAGATCACGGAATTAGACGAGCGGACCATCATGCCCGGTCTGCCCTACGTGCTGGTCGATGGCGATTGGACGCAACTCGGACTCGAGCGCCAGCTCCACGAGCTGCGGCCCGGCGAAAGCGGCGCGATGTCGGTCTTCGAGGCGGAGCCGGCCGAGCATGAAGCCTTCTTCCGCGAGCTGCTCAACGACGAGCCGATCTGGGGAACCGATCGCCACAACAATCCACAGTGCAGTTGGGACCGGATCACCGAGGCCGATCCCAACGATCACCGCGACTGCCGCAGGGACTCGACGGTCGGCCAACTGATTTACACCGAGGGAAAGCCGATTCTCAGTCGCGACCAGGAGCTGGCCAAACAGATGCCCCAGGTCACTGCCCCGCGGCTCATCACTCCCGATGGCCGGCCGTTCATGGCCGCGCCACGACGTTAATTCTCCGACTCAAATTATTCCAATTGCTATTCGAGGAGGACCGTGTCGATGGCCAAGAACAATCGCAAAGCTGCCGAGAAGTCGCAATCGCCTGTCGCCCCAACCGCGGAAGAGCTCGACGAGCAGCTCGATTCTGGGGCCGGCAACGAGACGCCGCCGGCGGGCGACGACGCTCCCGAGCAAGAGGGCCCCGAGGAAGAGGAGTCCAGTGAAGGGCCGCCGGCACCCGACTTGTCCAATGAGTTTGGCGGCGGCGGCGATAGTGGCCCGCCAGAGTCAGCTCCGCCAGAGACGCCGCCTGCAGGAGCGACACCGGAAGAGGAGTCGCCGCCCGCAGACGCGTGGCAACCGCCAACGCCGCCCGACGTGCACACGATCAGGGTCGCGTTTCCCGTGCTGGTGCCGCAGGATTACCCGGCCGGCGGTGCTCAGGCCCAGCGCCGCCAGCACTTCGACCTGCAGCTCTCGCCGCGGCAGGCCGAATCGGTCCGCCAGGTCTTCGCCGGTCTCAGGGAGCGGCCCCACCTGGTGCAAGAGAACGGCCGGCCGATCGTCACTCAGGTCGACGCACTGCGTTGGATCCTTGAGCAGATCAGCACCCAGTTGCCAGAGTGCGAATTGCTGCCGCCGACTGGCGCGACGGACTGACCAACCGCAGCGCACAGAAAAATACGCTCTGTCCGTTCTGTCCGGACTTCGGACAGGGTAGGCGCTTGAGGCCGCGCGCCCGCACACTCTGCGTATGGCGCTCGACTTGGAAGTCGAATTAGAAGCGGCACAAACCGCCTACTTGGCAAATGCCGACTGGCAGTCCAGTAACAGCGTGGCGATGGCGCGGGCTTTCGTGGCTGCCTGCACCAAGCTGCTGTTGCTCGTGCCGACGATGTCCAAGCAAGCCGGGCGCTTCGAGGTCCAGTTCGACACGGGGGTGCTCGCGGCCCGTTTGAAAGTGGCCGAGAGCTTCGTGGCATCCCAGTCGTCTGGCAAAGCTGTTTCGTATTCGTTCGAAAACTCGCGCTAGCCGCGCATCATGCCACGACCCACCCGCACGCCCAAGATAGCCGAGTCGTTCTCCGAAATGCGAGCGGAGTATGACGCCGCGCGCGAGAACCAGTACCGCCGGCGTCGGTTCGGGGTCACCGGGACGCCGCGGACCGCGGACTATCACGTCCGCAACGACGGCCGCTACTTCAAGATGATGGAAATCGCCCGGGACATGGATCGCAATGATCCCATGCTCGGGCAGGCCATTGATCGTGCGGTCGACAACACCATCCAAACAGGCCCAACGCTGGACCCTGATACGGGCGACAAGAAGCTCGACAAAGAGATTCGCAGCCGATTCAGCGACTGGGCCGACGATCCGGATATGTGCGACCTGGCTGGGGAAATGAACTTCCAGCAGATGGGGCGCACCGTCCTGCGGCAGTCGATCGTCGATGGCGACATCTTCCCGCTGCCGAACGAGAACGGCTCGATCGGCATGGCCGAGGCCCATCGCTGCCGGACGCCCTCGCGAATTCGCCGCAACGTCGTCAACGGCGTGCTGTTAGACGACAACCGGCGGCGGGTGGAATACTGGTTCACCAAGGACGAGATTGACTCGGCAACGCCGATCTCGCTGGCTGACATCCAGCCGATCAAGGCCCGCGATAAGTCCGGTTATCGCCAGGTGTTGCAGGTTTACAACCCGCGGCGAGTCAGTCAGACCCGCGGCGTGACCGCCCTGGCGCCAATGGTCGACATCGCCAGCATCATGGGCGACACGGTTTTCGCCATCCTGGTCAAAATCCAGACCTCGGCCTGCTGGGCGGTTGTTCGAAACCGCAGTGTCGGCTTTAGCGGCCAGGGCGAACGGGTTAAGGCCGGTTCGCAGTCGACCGAATTCAACGCGGACGGCACAACCAGGACGGTCGAGGAAATCTACCCGGGCATGGACATTCCCGGCCAGAATGGTGAGACCCTCACGCCATTCTCGCCCCAGGTTGTGGCGAACGAGTCGATCGAATTCATCGAAATGCTGCTGGGCTGGCTCGGCTGCAATATCGGCATGCCGATCGTGATGATGACGCTCGACAGCCGGCAGACCAATTTCTCAGGCTGGCGCGGCAGCTTCGAGCAGGCCAAGATGGGTTTCCGCGAAAACCAGCGGATGCTGACCAGGCGGTTCTACACGCCGGTCTATCAATGGAAGCTCCGCCACTGGATGGCCGAGGGAGACGAGTTCTCTCAACGGCTGCTGGGCGCCCCGCGGGCGTTCTCGCACCTCTGGGGCATGCCGAGCTGGCCATACATCGAGCCAGTCAAAGACGCGGCGGCCGACCTGCTGCAGATTCGCAACGGCCTGAACAGTCCGCGGCGGGTGCAGCAAGAACGCGGCCGCGACTTGAGTGACATCCAGGACGAGACGGTCGAAGACAACGGCCGCGCGATCGAGATCGCGATCAAGAAGGCCAAGCAACTCACCGAAAGCCTGGGCGAACCGGTCAATTGGCGCGAGCTCTTGTGCTTGCCCACGCCCGATGGCGTCACGGTCAAACTCGGAACCGACGAGGGGAGCCCCGCGAAATGAGAATTTCCGACGCCATCCCGCAAACGCTTGCGATTCCCCAGCACCGCATCGACGAGTATTTCGGCGTCTGGGCCGTGCTGGAGCACGAGTTTCGCGCGGGCATCGATCAGTTCTCGTCGGTCGATCTCAAGCTGCACCTGAGCGAGGCCATGGCTGCCCGCGGTGGTCAGCAGCAGCAGCAATCCAACATCGAATACGACGTAACTCCCAACGGCGTGGCGGTCGTGCGGTTGGAAGGCACCATGATGAAACATCAGTCGAGCTTTGGCGGCGCCTCGACGGTGCGGGTCAAGAATTCGCTACGAGCCGCTTCGCGTGACGAAAGCGTACGGGCCATCGCGCTAGTGATCGATTCGCCGGGCGGCACCGTGTCGGGCACGTCCGACTTGGCTGCCGTCGTGGCGGGCATTGCGGCCAAGATGCCGCTTTATGCCTTCATCCAGGACACCGGCGCCAGTGCTGCCTATTGGGTAGCGTCCAGCGCCACGAGGGTATTCGCCAATAGTGCCGAGGCCCGCGTGGGCTCGATCGGCACTTTCACGTCCCTGCAGGACAGCTCACGACGCTACGCGGAATTCGGCGTCGACGTCTACGTCGTCAACGACGGCGAGTTTAAGGGCATGGGCGAGCCGGGAACCAAGATCACTCCTGCCCACCTCGCGGCCATGAAAGTCCTGATTACGGACATGAACAGCGAGTTTAAGGCCGCTGTGGCCACCGGCCGCAAGGTCAGCCAGGCCAAAGTCAACGAATGGGCCAACGGTCAAGTGTTCGTCGCCCGCAAGGCGCTGGCGATGGGAATGATCGACGGCGTCCAGAGTTTGGAAGCAACGCTCGAACAGTTGGCCGTGGCCAAGCCGCCCCGCGCGGCTGCGCAACCCAAGGCCAGCGATAGGACCACCGCATCATCGGAGCGTTCCGATGTCACTCAAGCCGAGGAGGACTTTTCGATGGATCATCAGACCGCGTCCGCTCCGATCGCGCCCCCGCAAGCCACTGCCCCAGCGGCCGCCCCGGCGGTTGCGCAACCGGCGCCGGTTGCGCAGGCCACCGCACCGGTGACCGCTCCGGCCCCCGCCGCGACCGCCCAGCTCGTCGCCCAGCCGGTCGCCGGCGAATCGCCGGCCACGTTCCACCAGCTCAAGGCCGCCTGCTGGGGTGCCGACTCGACGTTCATCGTCGCGCAGCTCGAGGCCAATGCGACGATCGAAAGCGCCCAACGGGCGTGGCAAACCGAGTTGGTCCGTCAGCGCGACGAGGCCAACAGCAAGGCGGCGGCCGCGACGACGACCGCCACGAACGCGCAGCAGGCGCTGCAGAAGCCGGGCGTGCCGGCACCCAAGGCGACCAACGCCGCGGGCAACTCCCAGGTTAGCGCCGCCGACCCGACCGACGCGTTCAACGAGGCCGTGGCCGAGTACACGGCCAAGGGCAAATCGCGGCCCGACGCCGTCAAGGCCGTGATCGCCAACAAGCCGGACGTCTACCAGGCGTTCCTTGTGGCCACCAACGTGGCCGCCGGTCGCCCGGTGCCGCAGCTCAACTAGAGCCAGACAGTACCCGAGGTGCCGGCCTGACCGCCGGCGGGAGCTGCGTAGTTTAGAAATCGCAAATAGCCTCCAACTCAGGAGTTATCGTTATGGCTCAACAGCGAGTCGACACTGGTTTTCGAACCTTCGTGGCCTCGGCGGCAATCGCCGAGTTCCTGCGGGTCAAGCTGAACTCGTCCGGACAACTGGCCGTCGCCGGTGCCAATGATCTGGGCATCGGCTTCACGGAAGACGAAGCCTTCGCCGCGCTCGACCAGGTCGGGGTTTGCCTGCACTCCAAGCAAGGCACCTCGTGGGGCTTGGCCAGCGGCTCGATCACGGTCGGTGCTCGGGTCTACCCGGCGGCGGCCGGCAAGGTCAGCGCCTCGGGCTCTGGCATGCCGATCTGGATCGCCGGCCAAACGGTTGGCGATGGCGAGATCGTGGAACTGATTCCGTTCCACAATCCGGGCGTCTCGGCGGGCATTGTGGCCGCGTCCACCGCGATCGCCAGCACGAACGTCGAAGCCGCCTTCGACCAGACCGTGCCGATCCCGGCCAACTTCCTGCGTGCGGGCGACGTCCTGCGCGTGCGGGCCCTGGTCAGCGGCATCGGCGTTACCGCGACCCCGACCCTGACCCTCAAGGTCAAGATCGGCACCGTTGTGGTTTGCACCACGGGCGCCCTGACGGTGGCCGCGAACGACATCGGCGTGATCGACATCGACATTGTGCTGCGGACGGTCGGCGCCAGCGGCACCGTGATCGCGGGTGGCATGTTCAATCTCGGCGTGCCCGGGACCGCCAGCACGAAGGCCGTTTCCGCGGCCTCGGCCGCGATCGACACCACGGCGGCCTGTGACATTTCGGTCACCGCCACCTGGAGCGCGTCGAGCTCCAGCAACACCTGCCGGCTCGACATTCTCGACGTGACTCGGGTCACGGCCTAAGAGCCAAGACGGCGTTCGTTTCACGAATTCACTGAGGACTTGAGGAACACGGGGCCGCCCGACGACTCGGGCGGCAAACCAGATCGAAGGGTTGAAAAGCGGGAGTAGCTACCCGCCAGACAGCCATGAACTGTTGCTGGCCTTTCATGGGGGCCGCGCGATCGACGTGCGGCCCCATTTTTTGAAAGGATTAGCGACATGGGAGCTCCCACTACCGCTCTCGGCACTCTCCGACCCGAAATCGCGGCCAGCTTCGAAGAGTTTGGCCTGGAAGAAGATCGCCGCAATTTCATCGGGACGCGTGTCGCCCCGGTGACCGAGGTGATGGAATCGGGCGGCGCCTTTGGCCGCATCCCGATCGAGCAACTGCTGGAAAACCCGGACGTCGCGCGGGCGCCGGGAACCGGCTACCACCGCGGCAAGTGGAAGTTCGAGCCGGACACCTACGTGACCCAGGAGTATGGTCATGAGGAGCCGGTCGACCGCAACACCGCGAAGAAGTATCGCAACTACTTCGACGCCGAACTGATCGCCAGCAAGCGGGCGATGGACATCGTGTTGCGAGCCGCCGAGGTTCGCTGGGCCGCGAAGATCTTCAACACGACGACTTGGAACGGCGCTTCGTTGACCACGAACATTTCCGTGCCCTGGTCGACCATTGCGTCGGCTGTGCCGATCGCCGACGTGGAAGCGGCCGTCAACAAGGTCTACGACAACAGCGGCGTTTGGCCCAACACCCTGATCTTGACCAAGAAGGCGTTCCGGTATCTGCGTCGCTGCGACCAGATCATCAGCCTGATCAAGTATTCGGGCAACCACAACCCGACCGCGTCCGGTATCACGGCGGATGTGCTGGCCGAGGTCTTCGACCTCGAGCAAGTGATCGTCGCCGGCGGCACCAAGAACACGGCGGGCAAGGGTCCCGGCATCGCGGCCACTCCGGCCTCGCTCTGGGATGCCACCAAGGCCATGGTCTGCTACGTCGCCCCCTCGGGCGAAATGTCGGACCTCTCTCGGCCGACGCTGGCCCGCACGTTCCATTGGGACGAGGACGGCAGCTTGATCGGTGGCGCGTTCGAGAGCTACGAGGACCCGGCGATCCGCGGTCAATGGTATCGCTGCCGCCACCAGGTGGGCGAGAAGATCATGTACAAGGAGCTTGGCCACCTGCTGACCAACGTGACCTGATCCACGCTGGTGTGACGGCGTCGCAATCGCAAGCGGCGCACGGTCGGGAAACCGGCCGTGCGCCCTTTTCCACCTCACTGTTTTGCGCCGACGGGCGCGGGTGCGCAATGGGTCTTTCCGACAAGCTCTGGGCCGGCATCGGCATCCACCAGGTGCTTGCGCATCACCGGAAAACCGTTGTGCACTACCCGGGCGGCAAGCTCCCAAATACGAACCTTCCCGCGGGAGTCACGATCACCAATGCCCTGGTCGCGTTCGACACGATGATGGGCACCAACGAAATGAGCGGCGACGGCGCGATCACTCGAGACGATTCGGGCGATCGTGAGCGCCGCACCGGGCACCTGGAGGTGCCGATGAGCGTCGAGGTCACTGAAAAAGACTTGTGGCTGATCGACGGCGACATCTGGACCACGCAGCGCATGGACGCCAAAGACTCGGGAACGGACGCACAGATGCAGGGTTGGCGGATCACCAGCAAGCTGGGCCGTCGCACGCAACACGCACTACCGAAGACCGACCGACCGCTGCGTCGGGGCTGAAATGGCGATCACGCTCAATACCACGAACTTCTCACTGCCGCGGATTCGTCTGTGCGAGCTCGTTGCCGCCTGCCCGTCGTTTCAGCAAGCGGTGGGCGTATCACCCAGCTCGAGCACGCCGCAGCTCGATGCCATGGCCCACGTGCTCTCGCCTTTTAGCGACGACCACGTTGTCAATGGCGTCATGGCCAACCCACGGCCGCGGGCCACGATCAATATCAATCGCTACACGCGGCACAAGCGTGGCACCGCCTTTGGCGCCAGCCAAGGTGGGCTAATTCTGTGCTTTGAGTTTCTCCCCAAGACTGAGCCCGTCATTATCGCGCCGCCCTTCGGTACAGAAGATTGGAACATCCAGGATCCCAACGAGCGGCTGGCCCACTTCGAAGAGCAGATTGGCAAGATCCTCGACGAAATGGAGGCGCGTGTTGCCCAGGACAAAGCGCCGGGCGACGCGATCTTCACGGCCAGCGAGAACCCCGCGACCACCCATTTAAACCAGATCACGATCGACCTGGTGGCCGGGCCGGCAGAGTGCAACGAGCAGGAAGAAGAGGGCGACTTGTTCATGACCGCGATTTTCCTGGTGGACTACCAGTAAGGGTTACGCCATGCCGCGGATGAGCACACTGCCGAACCTGACCATCACGATCGGAATGTCGGATGGTTTCTATCAATTGGTCAGCGGCGATCGGCTTTGGAATATCTACGCGCGGGCGGCGCTGGCGCACCAATTGATCAAGCACCACGAGACCCGCATTCCCAAGCACTTTCGGCTAGGGGCTCGTGGCACTTACCAGTACCACCGCCGTCGCAAATCGACGGAGCGGAAGAAGGTCAAGTATTGGCGCAAACCGCCGAACCTTGACTTGGTCCGCAGCGGCCAGACGAGCCTGGCCGTCATGCGGAAACGAACGATCACGTTTGCCGGTTCATTCGGTGGCCCGAAAGGGGCCGGCACGTTGCAGGGGCGGCTGAATATGTTCCTGCCCTACCCGTTGCGGCGCAACGACAAAGTAGGCGGCATTTCGCCCGAGGACATCGCGGCTGAGATCACGTCGACTACCGACCAAGAGGCTCAGGAGATCGCGGAGGGCTATCGAGACGACCTCGCGCACCAAATCAACAGCTACCACGGCCCGATGCGCGTGCAGCGGCCCGGCGGCGGTGTCAACGGACTGGTCAACGCCCTGATGGGGCGCTAGCAAAAGGAGTGATGCCATGAGTTTTGATCGCTACGGAATCTATGCGGCTCGGATTGGCGACATCCTGCTGCGCGACCTGTCGGACATAAGCTGGCGCTCGGCGAGCAAAAAGTCGGTCGTGATTCCTGGCGGCGACGTCCACCCGCGGGCGATTGTCAACTGCTGCGCCGACCCGGTCATGGACTTCTCGACCAAAGCCCTCGACGCGCTCTTCGCCGGGGCCGCCACCGTCGACCCCTGGATCGGCTACGCCGTCAACACGGCCGGCTCGCCTAGCACCCCCTCGGCCCTGCTGCAATTTCAGAAACGGGTGGACGGCTCGACCTTCGCCAGCGGCGCGAATCACATCGTGGGCACCAACACCAAGGGGTTCCTGAACCCGGTCAGTATCTCGGCCCAGCAGGACGACGAGGCCGGCGTTAAGTGCATGCTGTCCTACTCGATTCTGTCGACCGACGGCATGACACCGCCGATGACATGGAGCAACGCGGCGGCCCTGACCAGCGTGCCCAACTTCGACGGCATCTGGTTCCTGGGCCCGGCGACGATTGGCGTCGTCGGCAGTGCGGGAATCTTCCTGGGCAGTCTGCAAAGCATGGAGCTCCGCTTCGGCATCAATTACCGCTCGCCGCGCGGCGATGGCAACGTCTATCCGGTCAACGGCTCGGTGCACTCGGTCGTGCCGGAGATCCGCTTCACGCTCTTGAACTTCCAGACGGACGTGTTTGCCATGGCTTATCCCTGGGGCTCGGCTTACTCCCAGGTCGGCGAGTGCGCCTTCCAGTTTTACCTGCAAAAGGGCGTGCATGGCGGGGCCCGAGTGTCCAGCGACGTCGCCGAGCATATCGCGATCATCACGCACACGGGTGAGCGGACGCCCGAGACGTGCTCAGTGCGCGAGATTGACGACGCCCAGGTCGAAATCGTCCTGCGGCCGACCGGTGGCATCTTCATCGCGGTGCAACAGACGATCTCGTTCTAGCGTTCGGGGGTCGGTTTCCTCTTTACCAGCTTTCATCACGCGGGGTCGCCATGGCTCTCAATTACACGACGCTGTTCACCAATCGGATCGGCAACGGGTTCTACCTGCTGAACCTGTGCAATGAATTCCGTGGGGCCGCCGGCAGCGGTGCGATCGCCACTGATCTGGTCACCGAATGGCAGGCGTTCGTCACGACCTACGACGGTGAGAACGCGCTGCTGCGCGCGGCCCTGGGCGATTCAACTGGCAGGCTCACGACGGCTTTGGGCGGCCTGGACGACATGACGAGTTGGATCGCGACGTCGCTATCGAACACGATCATCGAAATGATCGACGCCCAGAATCAGCTCTCCAAGAAGGAGATCAGCGAGGCCATGCAGGGACTGATCGACTTCATGGTCGCGGACGGTAAGACGGTCGACGCCAACGCCGTGACCGCCGCGGCCACTGCCGGCACCAACTCGGGCACCGGCACGATCGTGTTGAGCACGAAGGACGCCAACGGCAAGACGCTCGAGTATTGCTACGACGAGACGATCGACGTCACGTTTACGACCACGACCCAGGCGAAGTTTGTCGGCGAGGCCCGAGCCAAGAGCCTGCTCAGTTACCAGTTCCCGCTCGGGAGTGGCGCCTCGAAGAGCCTGACGCCGGCCGACGCGGCCAGCACCAGCGGCATCCTGACCAATGGCACATTGGACGCGATTGTCGCCAACACGCCCACCGGCTGGACGATCATCAACGGCACCGCCGGCACGAATATCCTGGAAGAGGCGTCGGTTGTCTTCAAGGCCGGCAAGGCCGTAAAGTTCGTCGGCAACGGCTCGGCCACCCCAGGCATCACGCAGACCATTACCGGGCTCAAGAGTCGGACGCCCTATGCGGTCAATTTCTGGGGCAAAGTCGACTCGACCCCGGCCGCCGGCGTGATCACGGTCGATCTGTACGACGGCTCCGGCATCATCAACGACGAGGCCGGGAATGCCAACTCGTTCACGGTCGACTTGACCGCGATCGGCACCAGCTATGTGCCCAAGGGCGGATTCTTCCGCCTGCCCGAACCGGTGCCGTCGACCGTGACCCTGCGGATCCGCGAGAGCACGGCCCTGTCGAACACCAAGAACTTCTATCTGGACCACGTCCAGATGATCGCCGGCACCCAGCTCTACTCTGGCGGACCGTATGCCGCCGCGTTTGTCGGATCGGTCGCATTCAGCACCGACGACACGTTTTCGGTGGCCGTCACGAACGACTATGGCGGCGCGGTGCAGACGCTGTTCTGGCGCTGCTTTGACATGCCCACCAAGGGGCTGGTCCTGCCGAGCAACGCCGCCGGCAGCGAGAACATTCTGGACTCGATTATCGCGTAAGGAACCGTCATGTCAGCGTATTTACTCTTCGTCGAAGGCGCGTCGCCCAACACCGCCAACGACTTGCCAAACCAACTGGGCATCGGGCAAATCGTCGGCCGCGGCGAGCCGGGGCTCCTCTGGGTGCATTGCCAGGCTGGCCCGGGCGGCAAGCCCGGCATGCTGGGCGGCTGGTGCGTTCACGCTGAAACGCCCACTTTCAATCCGGCCAAGCAAGAGTGGCGCCGTGCCCCGAGCGAGAACTTTTGGGTCGGCCAGTGGCGCGATCGCCCGCTCACGCCCGAGGACATCGTCCGGCAAAACGTCGGCGCAGTCTGCTACAGCGTGCCGCTGGAAGATGGCCAGAAGTGGCTGATTCCCGCCGCGCGGTGGCTGCCGCACCTCTGGACCATGAACAAGGAGCTGAAGCGCATCCGCGTGCCGGTGGCCGAGTATGTCGAGTTCTGTGAGCAGGCCGACGTCGTCTTCCAGGCGTTTGTGAAGAATGCCGCCGGCGGCCAATTCGAGATCGAGTGCGAGTGGGAGTTTGTCTGCCGGGCGATCGAGATCAACTATCGGCTGGCGCCGGAGATCATCGCGACCCTGAAAGTGATCGGCGATCGCACGGGCAGCTCGATCCTCACGGCCGTGATCGAGTGGGAAGGAATCACCAAGGTGGTCCAGGAAAAAAAAAATGCGGAGTTAGCCACGACCGACGCTACGCCACCTACGTGACCTGGCGTAAGGGGTTGTTGCCCAGGCACGTGCCGACCTATTTCGACCGTTACTTTCTGCTGGAAGAGCACTCCACCGAAGAGCTGATTCGGCAAGGTGGCAAGGGGTAAGCGATGGGGCAGAAAGTCACCTTCACAATCGACGCCCAGCACGCTCCTGCGGTGGACGCGTTCCTGAAAGTCGCCCAGGCCGTGCAATTGACCGGCGGCCAGGGGCAAAAGGCCGGCCAGCAGATGCAGCAGGCCGGCGGTGCGGCCAGCGCCGCTTGGGAGAAGGGTCTCAACATTATCTCCGGCTATCCGGCGGCTCTGGCCCGGATGGTGACCGGAGCGGCCGGCGTCTACGCCGTGATCGCCCAATTGCGGGCCGAGCTCGAACGGGTCGGCGAGCTGCAGAAGAAGGCCATGACCTCGATCGACACGGCCCAGGACCCTTATTACAAGGCCCGCCAGTCGGTCTCACCAGAGTATGCCAACAGCAAGCTGAGTCGCGTGCTCACCCGCGAGGGCATGCAAGCCTATGGCGACTCGGAGCCGGCGTCCTACCTGAACCTGCTGGCCAGCATGGAAAGTGCCCGGGGCGAATACGGCCAGGTCGGCACGCACCGCGCGGCCAATGTCGTGGCCCAGGCGCGCGGCCGCATGAACATGGAGAACGAGTCGGCCACGGAGTTTGGCGGTGCCCTGCTGGACGCGATGAACGTCCAGAAGGCCCACGGCAAGAACTACACGCCCAAAGCTGTGGCCGGCAAGTTCATCAGCATGTACGGCGTGACGCGGTCGACCAATATCCACGAGTTTGCCAAATACGACATGCGGACCATCAACACAATGGCCCGGTTCGGCTTCTCGATGGACCAGGCAATCGGCTTTCAGAGTGCGATCGCCGGCTCCAAGCCGGACCCGACCGGTCGAATCTCGGCCACTGGCATGGGCTTGCTGATGGGCGACATGGCCAAGGCGTACACCTATGCCCACCAGTACGGGATGGGAATCAAAGGCCTGAACCCGGAAGACTACGAAAAGTCGGGCATGGGCATGTTCGACGTCGCCCGCGGGGACACCAAAACCGGTCGCGCGATGCAGGCCTATCTGTTCGGCGCGCGGGCCGGCAATAAGAAGGTCCGCGACCTGGCCATGGGCCTGCCGGACATGGGCCCGAGTTTCATGGGCCACGCGCGCGGCGAGAGTGGCTTCTTTGAGCTGGCTCGCGAGCTCTTGAACCCCAACGAGCAACTCTTCGGCCGAGCACAAGAGGCCTCCAGCCGCGTGGTTTCCGACGCCGACGCCGAGAACTATTTCGACGAGATGATCAAGGGCACGCCGGGCGATCGGCACGAGGGTTACTACGCCAACCGGGCGGCCAGCCGCGGGGCATTGGCCGTCGGCAAGTGGGAGAACGTCGAGCAAGCGGCCCGCGGCAACGTCGTCGAGCTGCAGAGCGAGCTGGCCGACATCCTGGGCACGAGCGACATCGGCCAGAAGATCGCCGGGACCCTGACCTCACTGCGGGCCAATGCTGCCGATCCGGCCATGCTCGGCAATCAGCAGCGCGAAGTGATCCAGGGGGGAATTGAATCGGTGCGGGCCGCCGCGGCCGACCGGGCCCGCATCAAGAAATACGGCGGCGAGCGAACCGCCTGGCTGCCGGACTACTTCAACCCGATCAGCGACAGTGAATCCAGCTCGCAAATGAACGAGCAGGAGCGGCTGCTTATCCAGACCCTAGAGCGGCTGATCGAGACACTGGCCAACCAGGAACTGACCGTCAAGGTCGAGGACCCGACCGGCCGCCAGATGGGACGATCGACGTCGCGGCCGCGCGCCCTCGAGACGTTTAACGAGGACTCCGAATGATCCAATTTGGCACCAGCGTGATTCCAGGCACGCATCAGAGCCCAATCTTCACGGCGCCGGAGCTGCATGCCGTCCGCAATCATTTCGCGGGCGTTCGCTACGAGAGCGAGATCTTGCTGGGGACCGGCGGCCGGCCGGTGGTTATCCCCATCATGCTGCATAGCCAACTGCAGACGGCAATCGCGCTCGAGGGCTTGCTGAAAACGCTCAACACCATGGTCGGAATGCACGAGCTGCTGGAGATTCTCGAGGGTCCTTATGGCGGCGTGCCCATGGAGTTCCCGAACTGCACCTTCGAGGGATTCACCAAGGACGGCAGCGACGACGCCGGCCCGCTGGCGGATATGGTCGGGCTACTGGACGGCGTCACGCCGAGCTGGTGGATCAAGGGCATGCTGATGTTCCGGCAGCTATCGACCGAGGAGCTCTAGCATGCCCGGGCTGTCGCGAGAGGGTGTGAAGGTCTCGGCCGTCGTCGGCGGCTATCGCTCGCGCGCTTTCAAGGTGCTAGACGTCGAAACCTCGTCCGGCGGTGACAAGCTGGACCACGCCGTGATCTTGTTCGATCTGGGCGATCCGGAGGTCAAACAATACGTCGCCAATATCGACCTGGCGAAGCTGATCTTCTCAGTGCCAGGCGCCAACCAGATCAACCTGCAAGGCATCGATATTTCGATCGTGGCCGAGATCAATGGCGAAGAGCAGGTTTGGCACTGGGGCAAGGCCACGATGCAGGAGCTGGAGATCGGGCCGAACGAGTCGATCAAGCTGATCAGCCGGCTAGAGAATGCCCACTTCGGCCGGCCGACCGACTTCCGCCGGGTTTACAACCGGGCGTCAGAGTCGCACGAGTACATCGACCACTACATCACGTTCAACCCCGACGTTAAAGGCGGGATCATCGGCAACCGCAATCCCAACCCAGGTTCGCGGCGGGATGGCATCTACCCGGTGTTTGTCGAGCCGGCCAGCATGAAGACGGCCAACGCCGCGGCCTATCACGGCGTCGACTGGCTCGACCCCAACGATCCGGCCAATGTTTTCGAGCGCGCGGAGCAAAACTGGAATCTGATCGAGGCGGTGCTCTACCTCTGCGGCGAGTGCAACCTCGGCCAGACCTATATCAAGAACCCGACCGAAGACGAGCTCGGCTCTATTCTCGACTCGGACCGCACGATCCTGAAAAATCACATCATCCGGCCGGGCCTGCATCTGCCCGAGGCGCTGGACCAGCTCCTGAACCCGTACGGCTATCACTGGCGGATCGACTACAAGAGCCTGACCGAGCGAAAGATCGTGGTTTTCCAGGCCGGCGTCGGCACCGAGCACCCGCTGCTATTGCAGGGCGTCGGCAGCTCGCTGATTCCCTCGCAATCCAACACGCTCAAGGTGAGCCTGGGCTATGACGCGTCGATGGCGATCAACCAGGTGCGCGCGACGGGTGGATTCACGGAGCTGGAGCATACCTGGGAGCTCAAGCCGGCCTGGTCCGCCAGCTTCGACGATTCCACGATCGACATGCTCAACACGGGCGCCCCCGACTGGGAAACCAGGCCCATCTACCACCGCATTTGGCGGGACTGGGTGCTGGACGAGGCCGGCGACTACGGCCGCGAGTGGGCCGGCATGCCCGCCAACGCCCCCAACCCACTGGTGAGTGCCGCTTTTATCACAGCGTTCGGCGCTGCCCATTCGATCGTCGTGCCCAAACGCCGCAAGTTCCTGCCCATGCTGACCCGCGGCGGCGACAACGTGCCGCTGGGCAAGGTCGGCGGCTGCGTCGTGGAATGGTTCAACCCCGACGAGGGCGAAGGCGGGTCGTGGGTGCCTCTCGACCCAAACCTGGAATTCTTCACCTGCCGGCTACTCGAGGACGAGTGCGGCATCCACTTCGCCGGCTCGGTCCCCCCGATCTTCCTGATGAACCTGGGCACGGCCGCGCGCGTGCGGATTACAGCGACGGTCCAGAGTGACTATCGGATCGCGGCGCTCGAGACGCGGAAGACGACCAGCGTCAACCCCGACGTCAACGAGGCCACGCTGGACGTTTCGTCGCGGTTCCATGGCCGGCTGCTGCATCCGGAGAGCAAGTATTTCGGCGACGTCGCCGGCGGCACGCTGCGGGCGGACACCAGCGATGGCCGCGCGGCGCTCGAGGATTTTGTGGAGGCGGCCAGGCTGGCATTCGACCGGGCCCAATGCTCTGGCACGGCCGTGATAGCCGGCATCGATTACCCGGAATACAAGGTCGGCGACCTGGTGCCAGAAGTTGTCGGCCGGGAGGTGCTGTTTGGGCTCAATCACTCGGCCAGCGAAGAGCGGCGATTCCCGCAAATCATGGGCATCGTGCGTGAGGTCCAGTCGCAGCGAACGATCATCACGTTGAACGAGTTCAAAGATACGACGGCCTGGGTGGCCAGTTTTCTCCGCAAGACCAAGCGACTCAAATGACGATCGAACGGAATCCAGACCGTCCTGGTTCGAACAGCGCCCCGCTCGTGATGCGCTTTCGCCTGCAGGAAACCTTGCAACCTGGTGCGGCCGCCACGGCCAAGATCCTCAAATACAGTCAAGCGGCCACCGACCTGGTGGAGCTCGCCAGCGCCAACGTCGGCCTGAGCGTGCATGCGACGTTCTTTCGGGCGTTCGGGGCCGAGGGTGAGGACGGCTGGGCCATGTGGCATGGCGACAGCCAGCGGTGGGAAGTGGTCTCGATGGAGGGATCGCTACTGCGCCACGGCACCGCGGCTGAGACGATCGCGGAGAACGCTACCGGCGACGTCGCCTTGTATTGGAACGACGGCGGCAGCGAGGCCAGCCTTGGCATCACGGTCCCAGCTCGCAATATCGGGTCCGAGGTCGAAAACGGCACGAAGGTGCAAATCTGGTACGAGCCGCACGGCGAAAAGTGGTACGTGGCCAGCGGCTCCGGCTCTGGCGGGGCGATCGTGAGCGTCGAGAGCTCCAGTTTTGGCGAGACGACTTGCCTGCTGCCCGGCAAGGTGCAGTCGATCGAGGGCACGTTCACGGCCGCGTGCTCCAGCCCGTTTACTCCGGGCGAGGACTGTTGGCTGCTGGTGCTCAATTCCGATGGCGGCTCGATGGGTTTTCCCAAGAAGCCGTTGAACGTCGGCGAGCTCTATCAGGGCACCCTGGTGACAACGCTCTCGGGCGTGTCGGTCTACGCGATTCGCGACGGCGGCACGAGCGCCGCGAAGGCCTGGCACGCGCTGGCCGTGGACGCCGTAGATGCCGGCGATTCTGGCACGTTCTCGCGGGTCGATGCGTCGGAAGTCGTCGCCGAAAACTGGACCAACGACTCGGATATGGCGCCTTACGACAAGGTCGTCATCATCCAGGACCCGATCGATGGGCAGTATTACGCGTTCATGGGCGGTTCGTCAGCGACGGTCGACGTCAGCACCGGCGTCGACATCATCATCCCCGGAGACACCGGCGACCTGGAGCTTTCGACCACCGTCGTCGTCGAAGTCACGAACCCCACCGATCTGTCGATCTTCGCGAACAATAGTGCGATCTCGTTCATGCTCGATGGCGAACGCGTTGTCGTTCCGCAGGGCACGCATATTTTCCACCTGGTCTGCCCAACGCCAGGCGTCGACGCCGGCGAGACAATTTCGGTAACGCTTCCCGATGGCCGCCCTGTCGACGCGGTGAACTGGACGGGTTACAAGATCGTCACAGAGCAAAAGATCTTTGTTGGTTTGGATCGGTCGGACGGGATTTGGTACATCTGGCCGAGCACCGACCCGCGGGTCTGGAATCATTTCCTGACGGAGCTGCAAAACCCCCTGCTCTCCAGCGACGCAAACGCGAACGTCAAGCCTTCGATTCCGTCCTGGAAATACACCGAGGTGGGCGAGATACCCATCGCACCCTACGACGTGCTGAACCCGCTCGGCCTCTATGGCAATGCCGGCGACAAGTGCATCGTGGCCGAGCTGCCTGGCATCGCCGACGGAGCGCCGACGGAAACCCGCTGTCGCGTGACCGCGGTTTTCAACCAGCACCGGATTTACCACTCTACGGCGAGCGACGCGATTGCCGCTGGCGAAGACGGAGCGGTCTTACTCTCAACCGGCGAAGAGGTGGTCGCGACCAATTGGTCCGATGACAGCGACATAAAGGCCGAGGCCAAGATCCTGGTTTATCAGGACCCGGCGAACGGAAAGTATTATGCCCAGAATCCCAGCGGCAAGCCGGTTCAGATTAAGCGATTCGAGCTCCTTGAGGCGCTTCCGCTCGGCGGAGTTTCCGTGGCCAACTTTGTGGTCTACGAAGCGGGGGAATGGGTAACAACTGTTGAAGGTGGCATCGTGGCCGACTTCACCGGCAACAGCTTTCGCGGAAGCGTGGGCGATCGCGGCTGGTGCATCGCGATGCCGGACGACAATGACCAGTACGAGATTCTCTGGCTTCGGGGTGAATTCATAATAACGGAGTGTATTGCCGGCGGGCCAATTCGAGTGCGGGAAGTTGGTGAAATTGCGGCCATGGGGGACTCGCTGTTTGCGATAAACATCGGTGCCGATCCGATCGAGGTCGGCAACACAGCTCTCCTAATCGTCGACACATACACCAACGACCAGCTAGTTTTTCGCACCGGCACGCCTTTGCTCATTCGCATGCAGGGCAGCGACTTCGCTCAGGGCCCGATAAATTCTTATTGCATTGGGGCCATCCAGGGTGTTGAGGCGGCGTCCTATAGCGGATCGGTCGCCGTTAGCGTCCAACCACCAAACGCGACTTTCACTGGGCTGACGCTGCCTAACCACGTCGGCAATCTCGAGGAAACTCCGGATACGAGCTACGACATTGGTAGCGCCCAGCAGTTGCAGATTGTCCACGTCGTGTATGCCGGTGAGACGCCACCCACGCTAGGCGATATGTGGGGCCCCAAGCCAGGCGACACCCGGCTCTACAAGGGGCACCCCGGCTACGTTGCCATCGGAGCGGATTCTGAGCTGTACTACGGTGTCAATGGCGCGGCCCACACCGCTACCTTTGAGAAACAGCCGGTCCAGCTCCTACTCGTCAAGCTGACGAGCCAGGCACTCAACAACGACGCGACTCAGGACTATACGATTCAGTGTGGTAGCCAGGGCGCCGAAGCCGACGGCGGCTGGCCCGATGTCCCGCCAGCTTATAACCGCAGCGGAAGAGTGCTTGCATCGGATGAAATGTGCGTCGCAATTCGGCTTCCGAGCGGCTGGGAATTGGTGCCGCTACTGGCCGGGTCCACTGCCCTGCGTGAGTATTGGGGCTTTCTGACAGCCAACATGCTGCGCAGCGATTCCACGGGCGCGGTCGACGGAGTTCTCGCTCTCGACGGTGGCAGCGACCCCGGCATCACGACCGTTACAAACCTGCTCGACCTGGCCGGCTTGGACAATGACCGCTGCCTGATCGGTGAGGATAAATCCAACCCCGAGGAGACGGTCTACTTCTTCAAGAACATCATGCACCACGACTGCGATTGAGATGGTCGATAAGCTCTACACACAGCATGACCGCCTGGTCACGCCCAATGACCGCCTCACAGCCAGCTCAGTCTGTTGCTGCCCGAGTTGCATCATCTGCGAGGATTCCTTCGAGCGATCGAACAACAGCAACATCAACACCGGCGCGCCCATGATCTGGGCGGGCGGCACGAGCGACTTCACGATCAACGGCAATCGGCTGCGGACTGTCGTTAGTGGCGCGGCAGTTACTGGCTGCTCGGGCGATCGCGTCACCGTCTCGATCAAGCGAACGAACTCTGGCGGCACCTACACCACGAGCCAGGCGAGTGTCAAACTCGGCTCGGTCATTGCGACCATCACGTTCCCGTCCAGTGCCGGCGAGCCCGGACGGATTGCCATCACGGGCGGCGGCGTCAACGTAGGAACCGTCAACTACGTTGATGTCCCTGAGATTGTCAATGAGGCCCAGATCACACTCTGCGTGCGGCAGATTCGCCCCTACAACGACACCGAGATCGGCTTGCTGGGCGTTCACCTATACTCAGCCCATGGCAATAAGACCGTCTCGGGGTACATCGGCTCGACGGCGTTCGATCCCGACGCGGGCACCTATGGCACGTCTGGCCTCGGAACTGGCACGATCGACACCACGCATAGCCAGATATTCTTCATCGACTTCAAGGTGCAGCACCTACGAGGCGCCGAAGGGGACGACTACGAGGCGTGCCCGCAGTGCCGCCCCCGGCCTTGCTACGCCAGCTCGGACGGCGGCTTCGACCCGCTGGGGACCACGAGCGAGGGCAAGTGGACAGTCCTCAGTGGAACCTGGCCAGGCGGTCCCATCTCCACCGTCGCCTACTCAACGGTCCAGAGCGATGCCCTGAAGTTCGACGGCTACGCCAGGGGCGGGTTCATCGAGTGCACCGTTGCTCACTACTCGACCGACACGAATACCCGCATCTATATGACGCGAGCTGGCGCCGGAAGCGCGCTATCCGCTGCCGACTACGTTGAGCTGGTTCCTCCGCGTGGGCACCAGCAGGGCTGCGTGCGGTTGATGCGGCAAGCCAGCGTACTCGCGGCCGTGCCGTGGGAAGATGTGGACTTCCCATCGGATATTTATTGCATCTACGGCGCCGGGGTTTGGTATGTCGCGGTATCGGGAGCCCCTGGCATTCTGATCGGTCCACTTAGTCTCCAGCCATTTGAGCCGGCCATCGGCGTCGGCGCGGCGCCTGTGTCTGGGGGCGGCATTGAGATTTACGGCGCTACGATCGGCCACACAGCCGAGGATGGCTATTCCTACTGCACGAGGCACACGGCGGCTTGCGCCGTCTATGACACGTCTGGGCTCCTTTGGACGGACGCCGCCGCCACGCTGCCCAACTGCCAATGGAACGTACTCAGCGGGAGCTGGTCTTGGGTCGACACAGACTCGACCGGCTACGTGGCACCGACCACAACCAGCGCCAACGCCTATATCCAGCGGCAGCAGCCTTACCCCACACTCGCTGCTGGCGGTTGCTTTGAGGCTACGATCGGCTTCAGAAATGTGAGTGACATTGAGGACCTGTTTGGTGCGGGCCTCAAGTGGGGATGGGACGGTGGGAATAGCCGCGTCGTGGTCAGGTTCCAGGACCCTGACACCTACCTCCCGCTCGCGCCGCGAGGTATGGAGTTGACGTGCGCCGGCAACAAGAGCGTGTATACAGCCGAGCTATGGCTAGGCGGCGCGAAGGTTGACGAGGTGGGACCCTTCAGCTTGTGCTGGGGCCTGGACTTCAGGATGAAAATCTGCCTGGGTCAGGGCGTGGTTCGGGTCTCGGATGCACAGAACGGAATCACGCTGTTCCGTCACGCCACGGATGACTTCGGCAGCGACCCATACTGGGGTGTTGGCGTGGAGGATATGCCAGCCGGCGTCAAGTTCCGCGTTGCTGTAATGTCCTTGAATCACACGCGCGATCAGCAGTTCGACTACCTTCCGGCAACGATGCCCAGCAACTGCGAGATGGCGTTCACCCCGTACATCATCGCAGGCAGTGTCTGCGCTGGCAGTGACAACCTGCCAACCATGCTGAAGATCGTCACTACAGGGATCACGTCCTTTGACCCCATGTCGTGTAGCTGCGACGACGCCAATGGTATCTTCTTCCTGCTGCCGGACTACATCGCCACATACGCCGGCAGCGGTCAAGCCCGCTACAGCTTTCCGTTACCGCCCAATGACCCAGCGACTTGCACGCGAACGGAAGTGCAGCTCGTAGCCGTGATCGGCACGAACTTTGTCTACGCCGGCTTCGAGGGCGTGCTGGTGCCTGGGTTCGCTCAGGAGTGGCAGTACAACGACTTCTCGACGCCACCCTACTCGTGCCTGGAGGACCTCGTTGACCTCAGCCTCCCTCCCATCAATTCAAGCGTTAGCTGTGACACCTCGTCCAGCACCCTCAAGGTAACGACGATCCGATGAAGCGTTGCATCCCAGTAGTTGTCAACAAGCAACTCACCTGCCTCGGGTGCGGTATCCCGTTCTCGGGTCCGTTCGCCATCTCCGAGGCCGAGATGATTGCGATCGGCAGCGACCTCAACAAGATTCACCGGCCGTGCGGTCACGTAGCTATATTGCGAGTTGCGCAGAGCGCCAACCTACACGCGGCGAATCAAGGGATCACGCAGTCGGCGCCACCGCAACCGAGAGTGGACTACGCCGGGTGCGTTCATCGCGGTGAGCCGTCGCGGCTAGAGGAATGCCCGACCTGTAGCGGCAGGGTGCAGGTCAAGGTGTTTAAGTGCGCCGTCCACGGCGAGTGCCAGCTCGAAGCCAAGATCGGCGGCATCAACGTCTGCGGCAGTAGCTGCGAGCAGTTCAGTCCGCCGACCTAAACTCGCAGCCGCAGACCTGACAGCGGTTCAGGTAGGTCGACGGGGCGACGCGGATCGAGGATGCCTCGCAGTATGGGCACGGCTTGCGAGAGAATTCCGGAACCGACGCGATGACGGGAGCGGACTTGGCCGCTGGCTCATCGCCCGGCAAACGAACGAACAGCATCGCCGCCATCACGATTGCCGCGAAGGCTCCAACGATCCAGATTAGGGCCGCGCCAGGGTTCATGGGATGTCGGTTTCGCTTGGTATGACTGTTGACCATGGCGGGCCGCAGAGAGCCGGCATCCCGCTTTGACCAGCGTACATGGTTTCCGTCCCGTGACTCGACATGAGGATCGCGTAGATCGAGTACCTGATGTCCTCGCCGATAAACCTTACCGAGCCATCGGCATAGGCCACATTGAACCCGCCTGGATGGTTGCTCGCCGGCCGGGCGAACCACCACGCTTTAATATCGGCCGCAGTGACGGCACCAACTGCCGGCGGCAATATCGGCATGCGGTTGACTTGAATCGGCGGAAGATCAGGGCCAGCAGGGGGAACGCCCCAGAGCGCTCCCAGACGCCACTCTTCGTCGCCGTAGTTGCGCCAGGTCATGTTCCAGTTTACCGTCACCGGGATGCCCAGCGTCTCGCCAATCTCGGCGCCGCGATTCTCAGCGAGCATGATCGTCCGGCTCACGCCATCCTGCCTGGTGAGCGTCGCCGGGTCCATTTTGACGAACGGCTTCTTGTTGCCCGCGGAGCCCGCGTATGCCTGATTAAAGCAGAGCCCGTTCGCGGGCCAGTCGAGCGGGATTGATTGCGCGTTGTCCACGTCGGCCATCCCGGCGTTCGGGAAGTAGTTCATGGCCGGGCCTTGCAGCGTGGTTACGGAATCGCTGGGGCACAGCAGGACTTCGATCGGTCGGTTCGGCAGATTGCCCGTCATGCGATACTGCGTATAGATGTCGTTGCGCTCCATATAAGGCAGCAGAGCCGGCACCCAACCAACGTACCCAGGTGTCGGCACGCCGGTCGGATTTTCACGGGCGTAGACCAACCCAGGAAAGTAGTCCTTGCTGGTGCAGACCTGGATCATCGCCATCGCGGTCTGCCGGATATTGTTCGTGCAGGTCGCGCGCCGGCCGGCCTCGCGGGCTCGTTGCACGGCCGGAATCAACAGGCCCATCAGCATGGCGATAATGGCGATCACAACCAGCAACTCGACGAGGGTGAAGGCGCGCCGTTTCATTTTGTTACCTTGAATTGAAGTGCATGCCCGGCGAAGCGTTGCTCGCACCCAATTCGAGAGGTCCATGCCGGACTTCTCGGCTTCGGCAAGAAACGCTTGCTTCTCTTCCTTGGTCAGGCGCAGCTCGCAGCGTGCGGTGCGCTCAGGTCGAATCGTTGTGGCCATGCCGTACAGTGTACGTACGACGCGAACTTGATACAAGCTGCACGCCCGATCAGTCGTAGCGTGCGCCTATTGGCTATACCCGAGCTCGCCGCCGGCCGGCTCGCGGGGATCGTCGCCGCTCTTCACCTGGTTGATAATGCGCACCAGGGCGCGATCGCCAATATGCGGCGCGTGGGCCCGCAAGATCCGCTCGACCCGGCCATGCTCACGCTCTAGCGCCGCGTCGACAGCTTGATCGACTGCCGCTTGAACTTCCTCGTTGGTGGCCATCGTCCAGCCCTCCCATGGCAGATTATCATACCCTTCCGATGGCTAGTCTCTGTTAGGGCGGCAGATGCGTCAACGACTGAGGCCGGCTTTTCGGCCGAACCAGCGGCGAACCAGTGCGATCGTGCGGCGTGTAAGTCCAATTCGTGGCAATTCTTGGGTGACTGCTGGCAAGCCTGGCCTGGGAAGTATTTTTGCCGCCGACTGCTGTCCGCAGATGGTGGGGTCGAGGTACTTTCGGGTCGTCTTGCCGTCCTCGTGTCCGAGCATCAATTGAGGATCGAGTCCCAGCCGCTTGCCGTGCGTTGCGGCGCTCTTGCGGAGACAGTGAAAGCGGAATTGGCGACTGCTCGGCAGGCCCGCGCGGCGCTGCACTTCGGCGTAGCGATAGTAGATGTGGCTCTCGGAAAATGGCCAAGGAAAGACTTCGTCGCCCTTGGAGAAGGTCCGCAGCCGCCGCAGTAGCGCCACCGTCTCGGCATGCAGCTCGTAGGTCATGTCTTTGCGTTTGCCTTTGCGGAATTCGGCCGGCACCCGCACCCAGCCGCCGTCCAGGTCGAACCATTCCCATCGCGATTTACGCAGCGGAGAAATCCGCTCGGCGGTGTCCCAGCCGAGGTTGTGCAAAGTCTCCCACCAGAGGCCCGCCGGCACGGGACCAATGTAGCCTGGCGTGGCGCGGCAGGCGGCAAACAGCGACTCGAGTTGCGGCATGGTCCAGGCCCGTGGATCGCGATCGGGCTGCACTTCCGGGTCGACGTCGGGCCATTCCTGCAGAAAGCCTTTGCGGCAGGCAAATCGCCAGATGGCCAGGAGCTGCGATCGCTCCTTGTTGGCGCTGGATGGGCTCAGGCCGCGGCCCATCATCCACGCCATGAGCCGCGAGACGTTGTCGTCGGTTAGATCGACGAGCAATGCGTCGCGCTGGAGAAAGGTGCTGAAGTTTCGCACCGAGAACGCGTACAGCCGGCGAGTGTTGTCGGCGCGGCCGCGCAACTTCAAGGGGATGTACTGGTCCTCAAAAAACGACTTTAACGACTGTCCAGGACAAATCATTGCGTTCACCTGATGCCCCGGGTGCTACCCCGCCCCACCTGGGCGTTGTGCTATCCCGAACAACCCTACCACGGGTTTGGTCTCGCGCTCCTCGTAAACGACCCATCTTGGGCACTCCTCTCCTAGTTTTTCTGATCGCCAAAATGAAAAACCGGCAAAGTTTTCCAGGCCGACGCCGCATGGATCGAACAGCCCTTGCCAAGTCCTGTCCTCTCCG